TGTAATCAACCGCATCTGCTAACAAATTAAACCCTTTGCTCTTTACTTCGTAGCTATCCGTTCGTGCTTTAAAGAATGTTAGGTATTGCCAGCCGCCTTTTGAATTTATAAACGCACATTTAATCGGTGTGTAAAGGCAATCATCTCCGTTTAAAAAGTAAATTTGTGGTTGTGCTGGAACACTTCCTGAAGTATCGTATCTCACTTGTACGCTATTGCCATTTTCAAGTCCAGCAGTTGCAGTTCGATAAGGAACTTTGTACATATAAATTCCAGAGGTATAACCACTACCAATAACAAGTACATTTTCAATCGTTGTACCCGCCAAATTTCTATATCTGTAAATTAAATCATACGTTCCAGTTGTAAAATCAATAAGCAAATTAAAATATTGGTTATTATCGGAGCGATAAATGTTTACGTTGGGATTTGTTAATAAAACAACATCAGATTCAATACTTTGATTATAACCACCTTGATAATTGTTGTACCCATTTACTGCAACAAACTCTTGTACTTCTAATTCAGTCCATTCATCTGTTAAATCTACTTTCCAATATGTTGTAACTTCAACCTTGCGCCACATATTCGCATCCTCATCCGTTGGCGTGATTGCACTCGGTGCGATGTTCTCTATTTCATCTTTAATATAAGGCGAAATATTAAACCAGCAATCTCGATTAACAGTGTCAGGTATTTGCTTTTCAAGTGTTACGATTTTATTTGGTAGCGCTCCTGCTGGGTCAATTATATCAACTACGCATTTCGTGTAAACTTGTGTAGCTTCATCAACTAATATCTTATAAGGACTTCGTACAAATATTACTTTCATTTTATATCTTTTAAACTTGATTCCATTAAACTTTCAACATCCAATGCAAATGCTTCTATTAATTCTGTATCTATGTATTTTTTATATCCCGCTTCAAATGGTGTAGTAAAAAATAAACTAGGTTTTATTCCTCTTGCCCAAACATTTTTTGCAATTATTATTCCTATTGTTTTGTAACTACCTGCTTTGAATTTTCCTTTATCGTCTCTTAATCTTATATTCTTTCTTTTTGCCCATAACTCTAGCGGTTGGCTAGGTGGTCTTTTACCTTTAAAACTAAACGGACTATTCGGCGCTTGTTGTCCTTTTATCTTTGCGTTTTTAGATACTTGCGACGGGTCTGAACCTTTTACACCTTTATCTTGAAATTGTCCGTATATAGGCATTGAAAAATTAACTCCTATACTATTAGCACCTACAAATACTTCGCCTTTTATTTCGTTGTATAAACTTCCTGTGTCTTTCTTTCCACCTTTAGTTAAATTACTTCTACTTTGCTGTATAACGTAATCTCTAAACTTTTCTAAAGTCAATCTTGTTTTTTCTATTTCACGCATCAGCAAATAGTTGTATCGTTTGCAGTTTCTAAATTAAAAGTAATTGTCCAGCCAACTAATTTGTTTTCAAATCTATCTGAAAATGCTTCATAGGTTGCAGTTCCATTTAATTCATAACCTTTATTATATAAATCACCTCTACGCATTGATTCGACAAATCGTTTGCCTAGTTCTAATTGCGTGTTAAATATATCTTGCTCATTGTCATTGTCTAACCATAAGTCAGTTGATTCTTTTGGTGATATATCGCAAACATCCATAAGCAATACAGAAACATTAAATAAATTTGTATTACCTAATGCTGATTCTGTTACTGTATTAACTATAACGTGTGCTAAAGGAAATATAGTTACTTTGTTTAAATCTATGTTAAACAAATCACCAGTTGAAACGTTGTTAATTATACCATCAAATAGTAATGATTCTTTTATTGCTTCAGTTACTTTATAATATGTTCTCATTTATTTTATTCTTTCTAGTTCTAGTTTTTCTTTCTCAAATGTTAAATAAGTAAGCGCTGATGTTAATCTTAATTTAGAGACGTTTTCAAACTCAAGGACGTTTCCTTTAGCAAGTGCGTAATAGCTTGAATACCATCCCCATTTAGTTCCGAATTGGGCTTCTCTAGTAAACGCTGAATCTGTTTGTCCGTCTCCAAAAAGTTCACCGTATAATTCAACAATTCTGTTAGTAAATTGAAAAAAAAAACAGTAGAACTTAATACAACATCCAAAGGCATTGTCTTCATTAAATCACATCTTTCTTGTGAGCCATTATATTCTACTATTGTATAGTTGTTACTTAATTTATTTTTTATTGGTCTATACAGTACCGCCATAGCCCTGTGCATATTATCCCAATCTGAAATATAAGTATCCAAGTCTGTATATTCACCTAGTGTTATTTCATCTAAATTAGGAATAAATCCGTACTCAACACCATTATGTTTGAATGTTCTAATTAACTTATCTGTATTAGTTTTAAATGTTTCTTCTAATCTTAAAAGAATGTCGTTAATATCTTTCATTTTCATTAACGATACTTCCATTAAAGATACACCGCAAAATATTTCAATCATTTTGTGATTTAAAAAAGTAGTATCAGCATTGTCTTTTGCAATACTTAAGTACTTTTGATATTGTTCTAATGTTATTTCGTTAAGTGAAGTAGGAATTGATATACTTAAATTCATAAAGATTTTTATTTAATAATAAAATAAAGTCTATTTTGTATTAAGCAAAAAAACCCTTACATTTCTGTAAAGGTTAATTTAAGTAGGTAAGGCAAAAAAGGTATTATAGTAATTCTACATAAACATTTGTAAAGTGTTGTTTGTACTTCTTTTTAAATAACTGTTCTGCTCTTGCTGGTGTTGTTGCGTGTATGGTCTGCGTAATAAAATCTTTTTCGTCATCAAATCTAAACCAACCTTCAACTGTATATTCTTTTACAATTTGATAGTCAGGTATTGCATCTAGTATACTATTGTTTTCTTTTGATTCTGTGTATTGGATTCCTTTAATATAGTTTGCACCATCTTTTATCCAAATTACGTTATTTCTGCCTTTGATTATTTGTCTTTCCATTTCTTAAAGTTTAAAAGCGGATATTACACCGCTTGTTTAATTCTTTGTGATAATTGATAATAGTAAGAACAATATTCATTTGTTGTCATTCCGCTTTTACCTAATTTAAAACTTGTTTCTAAATCTTTTAATTCTTGTTGCAATTTTGCTTTCATAATATTTGTTTTTGTTTGTTTGTTGAGTACAAAAATATAAAAATTAAATTAAAATTGTACTAATTAATAAAACTTTAACTTTTCAAATACTCGTTTGCTATTGCGTACATTTTCTGCATCTTTTTAATTTGCCCTATATTAGCAGGTAATGCTATATCTATTTCTACATTCTTTTTGTGATGAATATAACATTGTATTGTAGCAATCATTTCGCCGTATGTCATTAGTATATAAAATAAGTTCCTTTATTAGGATTTTCTAATTGATATCCTACTGCATAACGTAACGCATCGATTAAATGGTTATGATTATCTATTGGTGTGTTGCTTTTCTTTTCTAACCAGCAGTAGTTGTTTAATTCTTTAATCAAATTAATTGATTCAGGCGATACAATCAAATCGTAATCTAGCAGCAAAGATATTCCATACGTTACAGAACCTTGACCTTTAATTGCTGGTACTATATTTAAACCTGATGTTTGTAGTTCGCTTATTAATCTAGGTTCGGCACTATCAGCTACTATTAAAGCATCGTTTGCGTGTTGCTTATTTAAAGAGTGTATTTGAGATGTTGTTAATGCAGGTAAACAAAACCTTTCATTAATATAAATTCGTTTATTAGAAACGTCTATATTGCATTCTATTAATGTTGTTGGGTCATTACTAAAACCAAAATCTTGACCGAATACAGATTTACCTATTTGTTTATATTCGCCTATTGTCCAGTTCGTAAATATAACTCCTTCGGCTTTATCTAACCAGCCACCTAATATTTGATGTTTGTATTTTTCAGGTCTTCTTTCTTTTATATTCTCTATTTGATTTATAAAAGATTCTGAAAGATTTGTGATGTTATCTAAATACGTTGTATGAATATAGGTTGTATCGCCTTTGATTATATTGCTACCTGCCTGTATTCCTTTGTCTTCAAAAAACTTCTTATAAATAAAATGTTCTTTTGTTGCTGGATTCAATACTAATAAAACTCTATTCTGAATGCCTTTTGTTCTGATGCTAAAATCTATTTTCTCAAATGTTTCTTCATCAGTCAATTCTTCTGCTTCATCTAATACCCAAGTTGTAACACCAGCTAATGATTTTAAATTAGCAGTTTGTGTTCCACTACTTGTTTTAATACCTTTAAATAGTATTTTAGAGCCAGTTCTTAAGTTTATGATTTCATCTTTAGTTATATAAAAATCATTCGTTAAATCAGCTGACTCTATTTTATCTATAAATTCAGGAATAATAGATACATTTGCTGATGTTAATGTATAACGTGTAAACAATATAACGTGCCCTACTTCATAAGTTAATAGCAGAAGAAAAGAATTTAAAGAATAAGATTTACCTGAACCTCTACCGCCTGTAATTACAAAGTATCTACTTTCAGAACCTAGTAAGTTATACTTTTCATTCAGATTTATTTCCAATTTTAAATATGTCTTTT